TTCTCCTCAAACAATGGCGCAGACTTTGCGGCAATCCTCCAAGAGTTTGCCAACATTGGGGGCTATAGACTTGAATGGCAACTGCTTAATACATCGTGGTTTCTACCCCAAAACCGAGAGCGGATATACCTTGTCGGACATCTTGCAGAATCCAGAAGAGATTGGGGAGGAGTTTTTCCTATCGGAGAAGACAATAGAGAGAATGATGGAATACAGCGACAAGTCAGTAAAACCCTTACTTGCCGATACACAGCAGATTCAAACAAATCATTCCTTATTACAAATCAACAGTCTGCGGAAAGATTCAAAATAAAAAGTGCTACTAAAAAAGGCTATGAGGTAGCAGAAGAAGGAGATAGCATCAACTTATCTAATCCTAATAGCGAGACTCGTAGAGGCAGAGTAGGTAAACAAAAGGCTCAAACTCTAGAGACCTCTTGCAATCAAGGGGTAGTGCAGCCAGTGCAAATAGGCCAAAGCTCTAAAACCTTTGCACATAAAAGCGGAACGCTTATAGGTAAAGAGGGGCAAGATGCCTTTACTATAAGAAGCTCTAACCCTAATGGGGTTAAAGACCAAAGCTACCGCATCCGTAGACTAACACCTATAGAGTGCGAACGCCTACAAGGTTTTCCAGACAACCATACACAATATGGAAACTACGATGGGGAGGTCAAAGAGATGAGCAACACCCAACGCTATAAGCAATGTGGTAACGCTGTAACTGTAGATGTAGTACAAGCAATTGCAGAAAGACTACACCCAATGTTTGAGAAGTAAACATTTTTATTAACTTTGAATTATTAACTAAATTAAATAACGATGACTAAAACATCTATTGTAAAGGACATCAAGTCCGCAGGTCAGCCCTACACAGGGCAGTACGGAACTCTATATGGGTTCTATGTAACCTTTGAGAACGGAGACAACGGGAAGTACAATTCCAAGTCCGAGAACCAAAACAAGTTCGTAGTGGGTCAAGAGGCTACCTACGACTACATCCCACGAGAGTACAACGGCAAGACCTACTACACGGTCAAGCCTGTAAACCCTCAATACGCTGCACCTACCTCTTCTGGTGCATCAAGTGGATCGCACACTTCAAAAGACGAGAGTATTATTCGCCAAACTGCACTCAAGGCAGCAGCCGAGTTAGGTGGTACACCTCAGCAAGTAATCGCAAACGCACAGACCTTTGCTGACTGGGTAATGAAGAAAGGCGCAGCCCAAGCCGCTTCAACCCACCAGCAACACTTTCAAGGAAGGGAAGAAGTAATGGATGATATGCCATTTTAATCTATCTTAGGGGGGCGCATTGCGCTCCCTTTTTTAACACCAAAACACTCTATGGCTAAAATGACAATTTAAACATTCAATTAGAGAGGATAAAAAAGAAAAACAAAATTAATTTTCAATTAAGCATAAACCTCTCTAATGTATTGATTAACGAAATCAATAGAATTAAAAAACACAACAAGGATAATCCATATCATAAAATACCATTACCAGATAAATATCATTTTGAAAAATTAGCCACCGAACACTATAATAAAATTCGTGGTGGAAATCATTGCTTACAACAATTCTCTTTACTGCATACTGATTTAGAAGACAATAATTATTATGGATTTCAAGGGTCTTTGTATTTAAGTGATGTAAGTCAGTTAAAGGATATTGAAGAAGGACAATGTGGTGTATATATGTTGTATGACATAGATGATGTTTTGTTATATGTAGGGGAATCAACTTGTATGAAACAAAGAGTAAGGCAACATTTAAGCAAATATGATGTCTTTAGAGTTGGCTTATTGTTTTGTCAAAAGAAATTTAGAAAGGCATTAGACACTTTTGTAATTTCAACTCAAGTACCTTTACATAATTCGGAAACTCGTTGTTTCTATCAATAACAAAACACTCTATGGCTAAAATATCTTATGCTTCAGTCTTTGACAAACTTGACCAAGTGCGTATGGGAAAGGTAAAGGAGGGACTGAAGTTCGGGCAATGGAATCTGGATGCACATCTAAGATTCAAAAGAGGCAACTTCAACATCGTCTTAGGACACGCAAATGTTGGTAAGACCTCTGTAGTATTATACCTAATGCTACTTCAATCAATCGTTAACGACATCAAGTGGTTGGTCTTCAGTTCCGAGAACACACCCGTCTCACTCATCAAGAAACTCTCCGAGTTCTTCTTAGGCAAACCTATAAACAAGATTGAGGAGGATGAGTTCTATATGGCTCAAGACCTTATACTACGATACTTCATTATTATAGACACCGATAAGAAGATGTATACTTATGCCGAACTCATAGAGGAGGCTACTGACATCTACCACCAAGAAGGGTTTGATGGGTTTTTCATTGACCCTTACAACTCGTTGGTGAAGGACAAGGAGATGTTCAAAACACTTGGCGGTCACGAGTACGACTACGAGGTGGCTACCCACTTCCGTAATTGGGCAAAGCAACACGATGTTAGTATATGGTTGGCTACCCACGCAGTAACCTCAGCCTTGCGTATGAAACACGCACAAGGACACGAATACGCTGGGCATCCTATGCCTCCAAGTTCTGCTGATATAGAAGGCGGCGGTAAGTTTGTAAACCGAGCAGATGACTTCATTGTGATTCACCGATACATTCAACACCCTACGGAATGGATGTACAACCAAGTACACATAAGAAAAGTTAAGGAGACAGAGACTGGTGGTAGACCTACTCCTATAGATGAGCCTATTAGATTCCGTTCCTTACCAGATAATGTCGGCTTTGAGATTCACGGAGAGAATCTTATTTGTATGAAAGAAAAAAAACAAGGTGACTTACCTTTTTAGTATATTGCCCTTATGGAAGAAATGATACCAGATGAATACCGATGGGTAAGAGGTGGCAGTAAGAGTCTTGCTCTGCTCTGGCTACGCCAAAAGAACCACGACCTAATGAACATTGCCAATGCGTTGAAACCGCAAGACACGAGCAATGGCTACGAGATGGACATCTTCATAGACCTCATAAGTATCTATGGTGCTATGACTGCTGCCATAGAGATGGTAGAAGATGTACAACAAATGGTGTGGGAGGCAGAAGCTAAGAACGCAGATTTGAAGCTCACCATCCAACACCTTGCAAAGAAGGTAAAGACTTACGAAGACCGATTTGATAATCTAAACGAACACCTAAAATGAGACCAACTGAAATACTACTACAAGAAGAGTACAACCATTACATCTACACAAACCACATCACCCCTAATCGTCAGCATAAGAATGTGATGGCAAGGTTTGCTTTTATGGTTGCGGCACGAGAATTGTTCACAACGCTGGAGATAGCACGAGTGACAAAGAAGAACCACGCAACAGTTATTCACGCCACTAAGTGGCACGACCAAAACCTTAAATGGGATAGGGTGTATCCCCGATACTTCCAAGAAGCGTTAGACATTATGCACCGCTTAGGAGGAGACAAGGAAAGCCCAGAGGCTACCCTCGCAAGAGAGAACGCCAAGCTCATAGAGCGTGTTAATAACTTGAGACAAGAGTTGTTAGAAACTCGTGAAAAGTTGTATATTAGAGAGGAAGAGATAAACCGCATAAAAGAAAATGAACTTTGCACTTGACATCGCCCCCCTTGCGGGGTTTATGGTAGGCGTTAACTACTGGAACTCCGAGTTTGATGAAGATTACGAGAATCCCAAGTACCACTCATTGCAGTTGTGCTTTGGGATTTTTGCGTTAGTAATGACTTGGGCAACTGAGAAATGACAGTCTTAGACCTTCTTGCTACAAAGCACAAGGAATGGGTTAAGATGGCTCATAGTTTCGGTGCTGGTGATTATGCGGAGGATATTGTCCAAGAGATGTACATCCGTTTAAATCGCTATGTAGAAGAACCAGACCGCATAATGTACAAGGGAGAACCCAACAAGCTCTTTGTGTGGGTTACACTCCGTAATATGGTACGCAACTTCCAAAACAAGAAAGACCTCTTAGTATTCTCTGGTGATATGGTAGAATACGACAAAGAAGAGGATGCCTTTGACTATGGTGAGGCAGAAGCCTTTGAGAGGCTGATAGAAAAGATTTGGGAGTCTACTACCGAACTGCATTGGTACGACAAGAAGATGTTTGAGATATACCATACTACCGAGATGAGTATGAGGGATATTGAAAAGGAGACGAAGATTTCCCTATATAGCATATTTGATACACTAAAAAAGACTAAGAGTTATGTCCGAGAAAAAATCCAAGAAGACTACCAAGACTACGAGAACGAAGACTACGACCAAATCTAAAGGTCTTGGCGATGACATTGAAAAAATCACTAAGGCTACGGGCATCAAGAAACTCGTAGACACCTTTGCTGAGGTTACTGGAATAGATTGTGGGTGTGATGCTCGTAAGGAGAAGCTCAACAAATTGTTCCCAAGAAGAACACAACCTCTGTGTTTAGAAAGAGGTGAATACGAAACCCTCAAGCAGTTCTTTACACAGTTCAACGGCAGAGAGATTAAGGAGGAATGGCAAGAGCCACTATCCAGAGTACACGCACGAGTATTCCAACACAAGTATTATATCCCTTGCTCTTGTAATCCGAGAGAGTGGTCTACACATATTGCAGACCTCAAGAAGATTTACGGAGAGTATGAAGGAGATTGATTTATTCAACATACTCAAGATTTGTTTTATGACCGACCTTGAGAAGAGCGAGAGCCAATACTCCCGCTTTGATTGTTTCTCTGCCAAGTGGAAGATGGGCATAGAACTCAAGTGTCGTAGAACTCACTATGATGAGTTGCTCATTGAGAAGGATAAGTATGATGCTTTGATGGATAGAGCAAAGAAGTTCGGCACACGCCCCTTCTATATTAACTCTACCCCTCAAGGCATCTATGCCTTTAATCTGGAGGAACTCAAGGATATTAAATGGGAAATGAAGGGAGGCTTACCAAGAACTACTGACTTCTCCGACAATCGGAGGGTAGTGAAAGAGGTGGGCTTCCTACCAATATATGCAGCAATTAAATTAAACGAAGATGCCGATACCGACACCGAAGGGTAAAGAGACCCAACAAGAATTTATCAATAGATGTATGAGTGAGTTAAAAGGTGAGTTCCCAGACAAGGAACAACGCCTTGCAGTTTGCTATACACAATGGAAAGAAAAAAAGTAGAAAAATGTTAGGTGTTAATTATTTTGTGTATATTAGCAGAAATCAAAACACTTAACATTATGTCTAAAAAGACTTACACCCTCAAAGAAAACCTCATCTACGGAGGTACTGCTTACCTTCTGGTAGCAATCGGAATTACTGCTATGATAGCATTGTACGAGTTGATTGAGAACCTTTTTAATATACCAGCGTAATGGATTACTTAGATTGGGACTTAGCAGTTTATCAAGACTATGAAGGTCGCACTTGCGACATTTGTGGTGAGTACAATGATGACGATTGGCGATGCGAATGTTGCCACGATTGTAACAAGAGTTCTTGCGAATGCGAGGAAGAGGAACTAACCACACGACAAATAAATTACCAACGATGATGAATCATACCGAAGCGATACTGAAGGCACAAATCGTATTTGAGCAACCCCTAACGGACAAAGAGACGATAGACCAACTCCTTGAGATAGATGCACAGATGTACGCTAACGCTGGTAGTGATACAAGCAAGGCGGAGATGGACTCTATCAAAAGAGCCTCCGCCTTCATCTACAGACTTATCAAAGGCATTGACTACGATAAGGGTCAACGCTTCATTCAAGCAATGGGATTAACCCGATAAATAATAACACCTATGTCAAAGATTATTACAATGCTCAACGGTGAGCAGCACGACCAAGATTGGTTGGTGCAACAAGCAGCAGAAGATGACTTCTACTACGGCTACTTAGGTAAGGTAGCCTTCAGCAGTTCTAACATCAAGAAACTTCTGGACTCTCCTCGTACCTACTACAACCTTATGCAGTATGGTGACGAGACCAATAGCCAAGCACTACGAGATGGTCGCTTAATCCATATGATGGTATTAGAACCTCACAAGGTGAACGAACTCGTCTTTGCTGATGTCTCTACCAAGACCACCAAAACTTGGAAAGAGATGAGCGCACAATACCCCTCTCACATTCTATACACTAAGAAGGAGAGACAAAACGCTGAACGCCTCACAGAGGCACTACTAAAGAATGACCAAGCCGTAGAACTACTACGAGATTCAGTCTTTGAGGTAGGAGCGGTAGACAACATAGAGGGCTATCCCTTTAGAGCGAAGGCAGACATCTTAAAGAACAATGGTACAATCGTAGACCTAAAGACTACGAGTGACCTAAGAAACTTTGTGTACTCTGCAAGACATAAATACTCCTACGATGTACAAGTATATATCTACTGCCGTTTATTCAATGTAGACTACACCAAGTTTAAGTTCTTGGTGATTGATAAACTATCTTGTGATGTGGGTGTGTACACAGTAAGTGAGGACTTCTACAACAAAGGTGAGGAGAAGGTGATGTATGCATTGCAGCAGTACCACGACTTCTTTGAGCATAGACCTCTGGAGGAGATACAAGAGATGATTAACAACTACACCATTCAAGGGGAGTTGTGAAAAAGCATACTAAGATATATATGGAATACTTTGGGTATGTCTTGGATGACTTCATCCCTTGCGAGGTATGTGGGTCAAGAGCCAACGACATCCACCATATAGAGAATAGAGGTAGTGGAGGCAGTAAGTCAAAAGATTACATTGAGAATCTAATGGCGGTCTGCCGCCCTTGCCACATCAAGTATGGTGATTACCCAGAACACAAAGAGATGTTACAAACCATTCATAACAAAATACTATGACCTTTAAAGTAAAAGCAAGAGCAAAAGAATTTCTATTTGATACGATAGATGCAGCAAGAAGCTGCCGAGATAGACTCCTTGATATGGGCTACCAAGAGATAGCCATCATCGTACAAGAGGAAGACATTGACCCACGATAGATGTACCAAAGTGGTACACAAATCCTCCCAATGATGAGCCTTAAAAGTTCACAAGATGAGCCACAAATTGTACACTATGATGTACAAAATAAGTGTAAGCACATCAAAAGAGAAGGTGAAAGTTGCAGACTAAACAACAACTGCACCTATCCAGATTGTAAAATAGAAACCTTTAACACCAAAGAGAAATGAAAGACATCAT